AAATCAACTAATGTAATGGTCCATGACGTAACGGATGATAGGCTAAACATAAGGTAGCTTTGTCCTAAAGTTGTTCCCGGAACATTTCTAAGGCCTGGAGTAATTGATGTTCTGCATGGGTTTCTAGGAATATCGTTTCCTGATATCATGTAAGTTTGACTATGTGGATCATAACCACCTAGCTTTTGGGTGTTTGGTGCTAAGCTAAAGAAGTCGATGAAGTAATCGCGCATACCATTCTCTGATATCTCAACGATGTCATTACCGGTCATCATTAACACAGCACCTCTTCTAGAATCTGAGAAATAGTAGTTATTAGACCAAACTGAAAAACTCTCAGGGTTATCACTAATACCATACTCAGTTTGACTAGCTATCTGATTTCCAAGAACTTGAGGAATTGAAGCAACTTGACTTCCACCAACAGCATCAACTAATAAGTTCTTGCCGTATAAAACTTGAGTCACCTTGTCTTGATGAAAGACCAATAGGTCAGTATCACGAGCGAATAACTTCCTAACTGGACCGTAAGCTTGGTCTAGATTCTTAAAATTCGCTAGAGACAAATTAAACTCGTTCAATCTGTTGATTGATGAGTCGCCTCGGTATAGACCACTATAAGTAAGTGACGCATACTTATGCTCCTCTTCATAATCCTCAATGATTGTACTAGCTCTTAAGCTGTAGTCCATTCTAGGCGCATTGTAGTCGTCTAGTATTCTATATGACTCAAGGCCATTACCATACGCAAATGCGTTGTAGTCGCTGTTCTTAAATGCTGTGTTGTTGATCATCACCTTAGCTGCATTGAAGAATGAGCTTTGGTCTTGATCTGTACTATTAAATGCTATAGCTCCCGTGTCGTTTGTTCCAGGGAATGCTAAGTCAATTACAACCGTGTAACGATCAGGTGTTAATAGTACCTCATAGAAACCAATTGGAATTGAGGCAATATTAGTTGACCTGACATAGACCATATCACCTACAGTATAGTAGTGTGGAAATTTGTGATCTAAGTTTGAAAGCTTAGTGCCTAATGCATCAGATGTTGATATGTCATAATGCCAAAGAACAATATGTTTTCCTGCATCAACTGGGTAAGTATGACTTAACTCATGGAAGATATCAAGATCACTTTCCTTTGGAACAGTCTCAGCGATTAGTTGTTTGTTTGGTGGTGTTTGTGTTACCTTTAATTCAGCTTGTATTAAGTTTCGATAACAATTGTCATTATCACCAAAGCCGCGAATCAACATATATTTATCACCAGATGCAACTTGAGATATCGAATTAGATACTTGAGTTAAACTGTTATTTGTATTTTCTGTACCATATCTAAATGTAACTGCTGTCGCAAGAACATTGTTATTATTTGAAGTATTTTGATTAAATGTTGTATATGCTCCTGATTGCCAAAACCATTCCTCTATATCTTTATAATAATTTGTAGATGTCCATGACATACTACTAGCATTTTGACCAGGCGCACTGTTAGATGGCCCATCATTTAAAATATTAATTGATATAGAAGCACCAGGGAATATCTCTCCTGGACCCTTTAATATAACATGACCACCATAATTAGCGGTGTTTCCTGATAATAAAGTAGATGGTGGTAATCCTCTTACTCCCCCTGGTTGCATAGGTGTACCTGCATAGGAGCCAATACCTCTAACATTAAAAACAAACTTATCTCCTATATTGTATTGAGGTGACCATTGAGATCCATCAGAATCAAAAAATATTTTGATGTTTGTATTTCCAACTGCTAATGTAATGAATAAAGTATCTAAGTTTAGATCTGCCAACCACCAAGATTGAGCTACATCTGTTGTCCATCTAAACTGAGTTGAGCTTATTATCTCGATTGTTATCCTAACATCATCTAATGATGTTGATTGAGCCACATCACAGTAAACATATGGATATGGTATTGATGATGTATTTATTCCAGTTGCTGGGTAGTAAACGGCACCACTTACATCAAATACCCTATCGTCGACAGGTGTTTGAGTTGCGTCACCTCCACATAAATCTGGTCTAGGGCCTCTTCCGCTTTTATTTTCTGTAAATGTTTGTTGTACAACGGCTGATAAAAACGTGTCAGTTGCATCAGCTTTAATCTTAAAGTACAAACCTTCCAAAGCATTAGTTAAAAACCCTGCTTGTTTATATTCAAGCTCAAGAACTTTAAACTGCTTATTTGAGTGAGTAGGCCCATTGTCAAAAGTTTTGAATATGATGTACCCATTTACAATAATCTTATCCCTGTCAGCTTCATTTATTAAGAAGTATCTATAATTACCACTCTTTAAGAATGTGCTAGCGAATATATTATAGTAGTCTCCCCTAGCTTGTTTAACAAAGAACCGATAGTTAGTAGCCCAACAAGGTGCAGGACTATTAATCGTTACCGATAAGCTATTGGCTGTGCTAGAATTAGTAGGAGGTATATATACAGAGTTTGTATTTGCGTTTGAAGAGTTACTATCGTTTGACGTAAGTACTGTAGTCATGCGACCATAGTCATCTGCGTAGACAATACCAACTTCATAATCACGATCACTTCTAAACGTTTGCTTAGGCAAATTACCTACGGATTCAAATTGATAATCAACTTTATAGTTAATGTTTATGAACTCATTGCTACATGAAACTATATTTCTAAACTGAGTGTAGTCACCATAGATTAATCGATTACCAATAATCTCCTGAGCTGATGCCAATAAAGGCACGTTGTCAAACAAGCGAGTCGTCTGATCAGCCGGTAGAGCGGCATATGTTTTGTTATTCATGAAGGTAAACTCATACGACGAGTTGTCTGAGATACCAAGATCTTCTTTATTAAACGAGTCAACAATCCTAACATTCAATCCACTTGTATCCCTAACAAGTAATTGTATTTCCTTAACAAACTGATTGCCAGTCTCAAAAGTTACATTAGCTTGGTTGTACAAGTTAACCATACCCTTGTTCTCACCGGTCTCTATATCGATTGCAAATGGTTTTGGTTGAAAGGACACTGCTGAATATGGAGACATTGAACTGTACTCGTTGTCAACATACTTGAATCGGTAACTGAAGTAAAGGAACTTTTGCTCAAGGTTATTTGGTCTAAGGCCAACCGCGCCATTATTAGATAGTTTAATGTATGGCGCACTTAATGGTGGCCTAAGAACAACATCAATGTCATCACTGATCTTTGCATCGTCAATGTTATATGTCTTACACCTAGCAATGTTTATACGTCTAGGAGGGTTGTACCCATCAGTCCAAAATAACAAACTTCCGTCCGGGTTGTATACATAGTTGACACCAGTAATAATGTGACGTCTATTGAAGTTAAGTTGCCCTATAGTGCTACCTAGTATTAGTATGGTATCACCTGTTAATTCATTGTATTCAAAAATACCGTCAAAGTCATCTGATGTAACAAACCAATAGATTAAGTTCTTGGCTTCAAATGGAAGCGCCCCGATACAAATTGGGTTAGTTATGGAGTTTAATCCTCTAGCAGCCAATACGTCAGATATGTTTCCAATAAGGTCGTTTCCTAACGAGTTTTGTGCAGCACCAATAGTAGAACCCTCTGATGTATTTACAGACACATTTATAGCATCCAAATACTCTCCATCAGCAACAAGACGTTTGTCCACGTCTTTATTCATCCTACCGGATAAAAACTTTTTTTCTATTTCAGCCATAGTTATTTAATCCATTTATCCTTGCCTCTGAGACTCATAAGAAGTCTAGCAGGATGTAGGTTACTTAATCTAATCTTTGTATTTCTAAGGGAAGCTGTCTTCTCTTTTCGGACTCTGTTTACAATGTACTCTTGTACACCATATTTGTTATTCAATAAAGCCCACTTAAGGTAGTTGTATACATACTCCTCAGCCAATTTGTTTATGGTGATCAGACTGTCGTCTCCGTTCTCCATTCCGTCTGAGATATACTCTAAAACAATAAACGAGTTTCTTACTCCGGATGAAAAGTCAATTACACCGGCTGCTTTATTGATTGTGAACTTAGGGTTTGAGTTCGCGTATGTTGGGTCCATTCCGAAACGCCCACCAATGTTGTAGCCAAAATACCAATTGCCATCGTAGTTCCACCCGTATGATCCGTTGTATGGACCTGTACCCGTGTATAAGTGTTGCTCTTGGTTTAAGATGTCAAGTTTTGACTGACCTACTACTACGTTACCATTTGAGTCGAATACGATATCTCCTTGGTTGTCTTGTAAGTATGCGGTAGCAGACATCACAGATCTATTCTCAGATAGTTCTAGTAGAACGCCTTGGCGAAGCATTGAAATTCTTACATAGTTGATGTAGTCTGGAGGCATAACTAACTTTAAGTTGTCACCCATCTCAAACTCAAGTACTTTAATGTTTCTTAAAGCGTCGTAATTAAGCTCTTGAATAGCTCTCTTGGCATGGAATAAGATTGTATATCGGTCAACATTATTGATCAACTTATCGTTCCCTACATACATAAGGATAAAGTTGTTCACTATGTCAGCCAAACTTACATACTGATATGACCCCCAATTAGCATCTTCGGGAATAACTCCATTATTTGTATAGTACTGATAATTGCTAATATAAGACATCTATTATTGTTTTTGTTGTGCGTCTTGAACCTCTTCTCCTTTTGCAGCGGCTGTCACTTGCTCTTCTCTGATCTGAACACCGGAGTAGTATAGAATCTTTACAACCAAGTTAGCGAAGTCGCTATTAGGTAGTTCAAAGTCTTGATAACCGGCTGCGGATGGATTGAATATAGGATCACCTGTGTTGATTGATGAATAGGTCCAGTTCGGATCCTTAGGGTACCTAACGTATTGCGCTGTTACGTTGGTAGTAATTGTTGTTGGGTAAACAATTATACCATCATTCTCCAATGTATAAACAGGATAAGAAGTTGTTGGCGCCGTTAGATTCGAGTTCAATAAGTAATTGATCTTTCTATGACTAACCTTCTCTACCTCTTTGCTATTGTTGTATAGTAACTTCTCTAAGAAGTAATAATCAGACGGAGGTGCAAATGTTGGACTGGTGTAAGTCAATGAAGCTCTCTCTGAGAACAAGTCTATAACCTCACCAATATTTTTAGGGATGTCAGAGTAACCCTCACCATGCAAACGAGCGTTCTGCTTGTTGATTGCATTGCTGTAGGCGAACGTGTAGTTCTCAAAGATATCTAACTGAGCTTGCTTGGCATATAAGTTAAACTCCATGGGAGTCACATAGCCTCTATTCTCTTTGTTTAGTATGGATAAAACGATATTTCGAACATCATTAATCATGTGTCTGCTTTTTACAAAGATAAATAAAAAAAGGCACTTCGATTAAAAAGTGCCTTCTCAGTAATAGTAGGTTTATTATGCTACAGTAACTGCACTAACAGCTTGAGGAACAGTCGCTACATATGTAACGTTTGTCCAAGATGTTTGTAATGCGTAATTAATTGCATCTTGAATAGCTGTACGCATACTAAAAGCAACTTGAGCCGCATGAGTCAATGTAACTACTTTACCACCAGCATAGGTGATTGTAGTTGTAACAGCAGTTCCACTACTGTTTGCAGAACCTAGTCCTGAAGCAACTAAAACAACATTTGTAGCTGCAATTAATTGGTTTGGTTGACTAGTAACCGGGATACTAATAAATTTTTCCATGTCTAAAAAATTAATGGTTTATAAAGTACAAATATACTAATTATTAGAAATCTTTTCCTCTAAGAATTTATACAACTCTAAACCTTCGTTAGACTGTAAGAATGAAGCCAACACATAAATGTGGTCTTCTCCAAACGGAACAGTCAATAAACGTTTCTTGTTGTCTTTCAAGTTGTAGTAAATC